CAGTGAATAGGGCGTTGATACAATCCTAGTTTATTCATATTTTCAATTATTACATTGCTTAGACCATTTACTATTCCATTTTGCTTGGTATAATCTAATTGTTGTAAACTTACCTGTATTGACTTTATAAAATCACTCATATTTATGGCATCTTTGCATCGCTCATTTAAAAATACTTGTATATTAAATTTGTTATTTTGTATATTATTGTTATTATTATTACCTACCTTAGGTATTAATTCGCTAATCTGATTTTGTTGCTTCATCATATGATCTTGTTGCTTGACAATAATCTCTCTCATTTCTTTATTATCATTTAATAATTTCATAATCAGATCGTTTGTAAGTGTTACTTCTTTACTAGAATTTTCACAAGTAATTTCGTTTGTGCGCTTTTTTGCGCTTTTTTCATTAAAAAAATTACATTTTTTCTTATGATTATGTAATGATCCCCTATATGGATACGTTTTTCCACATTCGCAAGAAAAAAATGACACTATGTTATTTATTTTTGCGCTTTTTGTTGTATAATGTTGTATAAATGTTGTATTTTTATGTTTGGGTGTCGTAATATGTCTGCTGTAATCAGATTTCTTGCTCGTAGTGTATTGGCATTTTTCACATACAAATAAAAGTGCGCTTTTTTGCGCTTTTTCGGTTGTCATTGTTGTATAATTATACAACAAAAAAACTCCTAAATCATTTTTTTTTTATAATTTTTTTTTATGGTAAGGTGTTTTTTTCATAAATTTCTCATTTGTGAAACCTTGAAGATGCGATAAGTGAAAAATGCGTGTTTTTCAACGATTTTTTATAAAAGCTTAAAAGAATGTAAAATTGGACATTTATAAATGTCCATTTCTCAAAAAAATTCTGAAATTTATTTTCGCGAAATTGTGCATTTGTACTATTTTATGGTATTTATTCTTTATTTATAATATTTATTAAAAAATATATGTGCTAATAGGGGTAATATTTTTGTTGTATGCCCTAGTCCCCCCAAAATACAAGAAAATGCCAGAATTATAAAAACTATAAAATAAAATATAAAAACTATAAAATAAAATATAAAATAAAAATTATATAAAATAAACCTATATATATAATTTATAATGAGTGAAACAATTGACGAGAATAGTTTAAAGTTAAAGTGCGAAGCATTAGAAAAAAAGGAATTGATTGTTTTAAAATTTACTGCTGACTGGTGTGGTCCATGTAAGTTGATCAAAGATTTATGTAATCAATTTGAAAAACACAAACCAAGTTCTATTCAATATTATGAAATAAACATTGATGAGTCAATTGATTTATACATGAGATTAAAAAGAATGAAAATGGTAAATGGAATACCGGCTCTTTTAGCATATAAGGGTGGAACAAAAGAACATTGGTTTATTCCAGATGAGGTTCATTTGGGATCGGATAAAAAAGGATTAGTACAATTCTTTGATAACTGTTTAAAGTATGTGTCTTAGAGTGTTTTAATAAATTATTGTTTATAATTCATAGTTTTTAACTATAAATTATAAAGTATGGAGAGAAGTGTATTATTATAATTTTAATAATTTTAATATGTTATTATTAAATTCATCAGTGTTTATTTTAGGAAAATGAACATGTCCTTCGTAAAAATATTTACAAAACGCATAACTAATTTCATAATTAGTAGCATAATGTTCTTTATATTCTTTTAATAAATAATTACGAATATTGTCGGGCAATAAGTTTAAACTATTAATGGGTAATACATAACACAACAACACTTTTTCATTTAAAATGTTATAGTTTTCGTTAAATCTTAATTCGCTATTAAAGTATGGAATATACGCATACAAATCACATAATAATGGGGGATAGTTATATTTAAAATGATGACTCCAGTTTTTACATTGCGATGAATAATAGTAATAAACCCATTGTAATGTTTCTAGGTAATTTGTACACAACGATTCTAACTTATTGGAATAGTCGCTTTTTCTAGAGTCGATGGTACATAAACTATAATAATATCTGTGTTGCCAATCTTCTTCAAGAGGGTTAATAAAATTCTCAATATTTCTCTCCCAAGATGGCATACAAGAGAATTTAAATTCTATTTCCTCGCTATTATTTTCCGGATAAAATTTTTTGGACTGCTTTGTTCTAACATTATAAACTTCTGTTATAAAAGTTTCCTCATTTTCAGCTATATTTTTAATATATTTTTTAAAATTATTCCAATTAATAGAATTATTAACTATTAAGTTTTCATTTACTTTAAATAATTTTTTATATAACTCTAATAATACAGTAAATCCATTTAATCTAATATTTAATGCTGGAAAATGAGGTAAAAAGTCATTACCCAATAAGAAACATATGAAAATGTAATCCTCTATTTTATTATAATAGTTGCTATTATATGAATTTTTAACATCTTCAACTATTGTCTCGTATGATAATTCATTAACAATAATATTACCTAAGTAATTAATATTAATTAAATATTTTTGTTTGGGATCGAGAGATGTGTCAAGACTATTAATAAATAGTGGAGTCTCTCTATATAAATATATGTTTTGCGTATATTTCAAATGATTTAATGATAACATAAATAAATCCGCATCCATACCATATATTACATTATTTTTTGACATAATACATGTTGATTCTCTAATATAATTAAATATTTTATGTTCGCCTTCTCCATGCTCATTTGATAAACTTAAAATAATATTTATTTGCTTATTTTGCCGATTACAAATAGTATTTTTAAAATGAATAGCAATAGCATCATTTAAGTTACTCATAAAAAGTGTCCCAGGAGTAATAGCACACGTATCCCATAATACGGTCTTATTAAATATTCGGTTTTGATATGCGGATTTATAACGCCTGTTTTTTTGTTGATTAATCTTGGCAAAAGGCGGAACCCCATCAAAGGCAATATAAATATTTTCACTAGGGTTAATAGTTTTTATGATCTCTTCTATTTTAAGTATAACATGTTTTATAATATAGTTTTCAAATTGAGATGTATTTACAAAATCATTAAAGTTAAGACTATCATATATGAGAGAATTGCTATCTATGAATAAATTATGAATATTATATAACGCATCGAGTTTTGATATAATAGCGCTATGATTTTTTATTAAATAACTAAAATAATAAGGAATACCCATGCTATTATTTAATAATATGAATTATTAATAAGTCATTATATCAATTTTACATAAAATAAAATATAAGTTGAATAGTTATGTATTATATAATATAAAAATATAATATAGATTATATTTAATGAATATTTATGAAGAAAAAATAGAATTTTTTAGAACAGTAATAGATGACATAATAAAAGGAATAAATTATTATAATAGTTTAAATATTATAACAATTAATGATTATAATAACGCACAAGAAGCATTGGAAAAAACAGTAAATTTAATAAATACAATAAATACAATAAATACAATAAATACAATAAATACAATAAATACAATAAATACAATAAATACAATAAATACAATAAATACAATAAATACAATAAATGATGATACCATTGTAAATGACTTACAATATATAAATAATAATATATCATCATTGGTAAAACATTACGGATGCTTTAAGTTTGAAAATATAATAAATATATGTTTATCAAGCAATTTTGCCAATAAAAATTTTACAGGCACAATACTTTTAAAATATAAATTACTTGAAAAATATTTACATCCTATAAGTTATAAAATTTTAAATTGGACTAATAATACGCCAAAAGTATATAAAGAAATATCAAAAAACAAAATATTAGATGACAAAACTATATTGGAAAGCAACACATTAGAATGTTTTGATTTGGCAAAAAGCGCTAATAATTTTATTATTAGAGTATACGGTATTAAGGTCGTGATACATGATTATAATAATAAAAAAACATTGGTAATAGACAATATATGTGATGAAACATTATTGAATAATAGTAGCAACGACTATATAATAAACAAAAAAAACACACTTGACAAATATATTGACGAAACCGGGGCACTAAAAAATGAATTATTCGATAAACAAATATGGAACAACTTTTGTAATAATTTATTGCTAAAAGAATTGCTAATTTACAATAATCAAGAAATATATAATAAGTATATTTCTATTATAACTCAAGTAAATTCATATAATCAAAAAACATTAGAAAGTTTGGTTCAAAGTTTTATAACATGTGATCTATTCAATCAACGAACACTATTAATTCAGTTATTATTATGTGATAATAAACTTGATAATTTATACATAGCAAATTTATTATTTGATTTATTATCAGACGATAAACAAATTAATGATACTAATGAGCAAAAAAAAATATATAATAGTTTAAATTGGACTTGTAAGAAACATTTTAAAAACGCACTACAAAAAACAGTAGAATTCAACAATGAGTTATTAAATTTTGACGAATCAAAAATTCCATTAGAACAACAAATATGTTTGATGAAAGTGAATAATAATGTCAAAGAAAAGGCGATGCAAAAATTAAAAGAATTAAAATCTAAATCAGAAGAGTCAGGTTCAAAAGCCAAACAATACTTGGATGGACTATTAAAAATACCCTTTAATATTTACAAAGAAGAAGATATATTAAAAATGAAAACTGAAATAGGCAATTTGGTAAATAATTTAATAAACCCATTAAAAAATAATAAAATAATTAATAACACTAACAACACAAGCAACACTAACAACACAAGCAACACAAACAACACAAGCAACACAAACAACACAAGCAACACAAATATTAGTATAATATTTAATGAATTAAATAATATAGACCAAAACAGTAATATAAAAAATATAAGTATAATAAAAAATATAAAAAATAACAATTCAATAATACTAGAGGAATTATTGGCACTAATAGTAAATTATGTCGAAAAAAATAAGAAAAAAATAACGCCGATGTTAGTAAAGTCAATTAGAAACATACATATAGAATATGGAGTAGAATGTACTATTAAATTGACAAAAGAAAACATAGTTCATTTTATTAAGTCTATTAATATTAATTTATTAATACAAGATAAAAATAATGAATACAAAAATTTACAATATTTACATGAAGTTATACTATTATTTAGGCAATTAATCAATAGCGACTATTTTAATTACTTATTAACAATTGAAAAAAATGTTAATGAAATAGTTAGAAAAAACGATACAATAGTAAAATACATAAACACATTTAATAGTATATTAGATGGCGCGGTTTATGGTCATAAAAATGCCAAATTACAAATAGAACGAATATTAGGCCAATGGATAAGCGGCGAATCAAGTGGTTATTGTTTTGGGTTTGAGGGATTGCCTGGTGTCGGAAAGACTAGTTTAGCAAAAAAAGGAATAGCAAACTGTTTAAAAGATAAAAATAACACTCCTAGGCCCTTTTCTATGATTGCTTTGGGTGGTTCATGTAATGGGAGCATATTAGATGGACATAATTATACATATGTAGGATCGACTTGGGGCAAAATAGTTGACATATTAATACAGCATAAATGTATGAACCCTATTATATTTATAGACGAATTAGATAAAGTTAGCAAAACAGAACATGGTAAGGAAATTATAGGAATATTAACGCATTTAGTTGATAGTACCCAAAATACTAATTTTCAAGATAAGTATTTTGGTGCTATTGATATAGATTTATCAAAAGCACTATTCATATTTTCATATAACGATGTAGAATTAATAGACAAAATTTTATTAGATAGAATTCATAGAATTAAGTTTGATACGCTAATGTTAGATGATAAATTGATTATAGTTAAAGACTATTTATTGCCAGAATTATATACAAAATTTAGATTACATGATGTCGTATTATTCGAAGATAACATAATCAAATTTATAATAGAACATTATACGAACGAATCGGGAGTACGAAAATTAAAAGAAATATTATTTGAAATAATATCTTCTATTAATTTAGAATTAATAAAAGGACAATTTATACATGAATTACCATATATAATAAGTATAGAATATATTGAAGAAATATTACAAATTAGACATAAAATAAGACATCTAACTATAAATAAAAACTCGGAAATAGGCATAATAAATGGTTTATGGGCAAATACTTTTGGTAATAGCGGTATTTTACATATTGAATGTAAATTTTTCCATAGCTCTACATTTTTAGATTTAAAATTAACAGGATTACAAGGAGACGTTATGAAAGAGAGTATGAGTGTAGCAAAAACATTAGCGCTGAGTTTATTAAATAACGACGAATTGAAACTGATTACAAAAGATATGGAAGAAAGCAAATTACAAGGAATACATATTCATGTTCCAGAAGGAGCAACACCCAAAGACGGACCTTCAGCAGGCGCCGCAATAACTATTGTTTTATATAGTTTATTAACCAATAGAAAAATCAAAAATAATATAGCAATAACAGGTGAAATATGCTTACAGGGTAAAATATCATCAATAGGAGGATTAGATTTAAAAATACTTGGTGGAATGCGCGCGGGCGTTACTACTTTTTATTATCCAAAAACCAACGCAAAAGACTTTGAGAATTTTCGCAAAAAATATGATAAAGATTTAAGTAAGTACTTATTTATAGAATTAGAAAATATTATAGATGCTATAGAAGAAATTATTATATATTAATCATTAATATTTTTATTATCATAAAATAAAAATATTATATTAATCTAATTGACTAACTATGACAGAAGCCGAAAAGCGAAAACCACTAGGAGGAGTATTCAGAACGATCGAAAGAGCAGTAGCAGCAAAAGCAGCAGCAGAAGCCAAACAAGCAGGACCAGTAGCAGGAGCAGCAGCAGAAGCAGCAGCAGCAGCAAAAGCAGCAGCAGAAGCAGCAGCAGCAGCAGCAGAAGCCAAAAAAGCAGCAGCCAAACAAGCAGCAGCCAAACTAACAGAAGCAGCAGCCATACAAGCAGAAGCAGCAGCCAAACTAGCAGAAGCCAAACTAGCAGAAGCCAAACCAGTCAAAGTAGCACAAACAGTCCAAACTAAAGTTAATACTCCACTTCCAATAAAAATGACTCTGACTAACTTATTTCAATATATTTCTTTCACTTCACCTGTATTAGTAATATTTTTTATAACTTTATTTTCAATCATGGAAAATACTATGGAAAAAGGATTAATATATTGTATGGGAATACTTATACTTGGATTTATTGTAACCGTATTAAAATATGTTGCGCAGAGACCACAGGATCCCAAGGCTTCGCCGTTTTGTAATGTAATGCCTTGGCCTTTTACTTTCGTATCGACAACAAGCGCTGGAATATTATCATTTCCTTCCATCAGTACTTCTGTATTATCGTTTTCGTCATCATATTTAATTTATCCGATGATAAAAAACAATCAACAAAACTATCAATTAATATCATTTTTAATAGCAATTACTTGTTTAAATGCTGTTGTCGAAATACATCAAAAATGTGGGCAAGTTTGGGAAATAGTAGTTAGCATAGCAATAGGTGCATGCTTAGGAGCATTATATTATTTTATACTCAACTTGTCTAATAAAAGTAATTTGGTTTATTTTAGCGATACAATAAGTAATAATGTTCAATGTAGTAAACCAACAGCACAAAATTTTAGATGTAAAGTGACTCCACGAGGGGACACCATAGCAGGCGGTTAATATTAATTAGTACTCTATATTAAATCATTTTTTATGGCATATAGTGCTTCTTGAATTTTAGGAAAAATTAGATTTTTATGAAAACTAGAAGACATTAGTTGTGGAATATTAGTATTTGTAGTATATATTATATATATGTTATTATATAGCGCATCAAAATTTATGTTATTATATTTGTCGTCCAAACCATCATAACAGAATTTGGGTTTATTTAATTTATTATTAATAGCATTATGAAAGTTGAATAAAAATATTTTAAGATCATTCTTGGTTTTAATGCTATTAAAATCTATTTTATTTAGCATTAAACTAGCATCTCTGCTACAATCAGGACAGGGTAACGTGTTACATATTGTTTTAATAATAAAAAAAATGTTTTTTTTATGAAACTCGAATTTGTCCTCTCTAATTTTATGTGCTATTGAATGAAATAAATACCAAATATTATTGCCCCAAGTTTCTTTAGAAAATGACATTTAATAATAATAATAACTAATAAAATAATTTAAATTTAAATACATAATAAAATAAATAGCTTAAATGAATAATAAAGAAATGTTTTTAAATTACTTAAATGATTTAAATACTTGTAATGATTTGAATGATAAGAGCGAGAAATGTTTAATTAGTAATGAATCATTGGTGTGTAATTATATAACTTTAGAATGTAATCACAAGTTCAACTTTATAGAATTATACAATGAAGTAGTAGAGCAAAAGACAAAAAAAATACTAGATAACTCTAGGTTGAAAGTAGATGAAATTAAGTGCCCATATTGTAGAGCAATAACAAGGAAAATATTGCCATATTTTAAATATTATAGTTATAAATTAATAAAGGGCGTGAACTATCCACAAGATTTGTCAATAAAATTGAATGAGTGTCAGTATATAGAAAAAAATTCAGAGCTATGTAGAAAGAATGCCTGTATAACAAAATTTGGAATTTTTTGTAATAATCATATAAGATATACTATAAAAGAAGAAGAAATTCTTAGTAATATAAGTATTGATGTTTTGAATTTTTATAAAAAAAAAACAATTCCAGATTTAAAAAAAGAACTTCGCGAACATAATATTAAACTGACTGGTAAAAAAGAAGACCTAATATCTAGATTATTAATTTACTATGAAAATATGAAATAATATGAAATAATAAGAGTTTCATAAGATTTAAATATATAAAATGAACTAATGAACTAATGAACTAATGAACTAATGAACTAATGAACTAATGAACTAATGTAAAAATTAATTAATATATAAAATGAACTAATGTAAAAAATAATTAATATTATTAATTAAATAATATTAATATGGGAGATCAAAAACAAATATTGATAAATACAATCAGAGAATGGGTTTCTATAAATTCAAAAGAAGTTGCTTTACAAAAACAACTAAAAGAGTTAAAAACATCTAAAAAACAATTATCCGATACTCTAATAAAGGTGATGGAAAATAATGAAATAGATAGATTTGATATAAATAATGGAAAATTATTATATAAAAAAAATAAAGTAAAAGCACCAATTAACAAAGACTACTTATTAAAAATGTTAGATGATTATTTCAAAGATAACCCAGAAATAGACACTTCTCATGTAAGTGAATTTTTATTAGAAAATAGACCTATAAAAGAAAAAAGTATATTAGTTATTAAACAAAATAAATAACATTATATATTAAATATATAATGTATAAGATTGTTATATCACTTGTTATTATAACTATATTAATATTTAGTGGATTTATAATGGGTAAATTTTTTGATATAGGGTTGGCATATTATATACCATTCCTATTATGGTTTGTGGCATTATGTATATTTAATATGTTTTTAGATGAAGGTCATGTTAATATATATTTGAAACCCACAACAAACTAATAACAACAACACACAACAACAAATATATGTAAAAAAATAATAACCACTTATAACCGCTATTTTCAATCAAAATCACTATATTCAATAAGCGAACCACTTGAATTAACTCGTTCTATTGATTTATATTCGTAGTGGTCTGGATAAAATTTAACCAATAAATATTGAAACAAATTGTTAAGTAATTCTTTTATCATTTATTGCTTATTATATAAATTCTTGTAAATTGATATAATAAATGTTTTTATATCAATTTTTAGTCATAGTTATAATCACAAATGTTAATCACATAATAAATTGTTAATAAAATTATTTCTATAATTTACAATCTCCGGTTTAGAACAACTATTATTAGCAGTAACTTGTTCTCCATGTATTCTATAATAAACTAAGTTTTCTTGAATATTATATACTTTGCCAAATTTTTTTAATAGTTTTAATTCTAGTTCAAAATCGTGACATACATTGTCTGCTGTTAGACTATAATTACCAACTGCTAAAACTGCTGATTTTTTATAACATACACAAGGATGATTTATGATCCAATGCGAAGGAGATTTTTTATAGTCTTCCCAGGTTAATAAATACTTATGATTGGTTTCTCCCGACAAAACTTTAGTATTATTAATTTCTTTTAAATAATGAGCATTTGAACCAACAATAACACAATCTTTATTATTTTTCATAAATTCTATTTGCTTATTAAAACGGTCACATAGAGAAATATCATCGCTATCAACTTTAATAATAATTTCCTCAGAACACATCTCAATACCTTTATTAATACTATAACTAATCCCCATATTTGTAGGCCATTTTTTATAAACTATTTTAATAAATCGTGTTTTATTTTTAAAATCGTCGAGCGTCTTCTCTAACAATTGCGTGCTTAAGTCATTTGAACCATCATTTATCCAGACTAACTCTATCCCAAAATGTCCGTCTTGTTGCTTTATTGATTCTAAACATTCTGCTACATATTTATGATTAGTATTATAACTGCTTACCAAAACAGAAACCCAAGTTTTAGGTTCTTTATAAATATCTTCCAATTCTATAGAATTCATAATTTCATAATTTTGTTTTGTTGAACCCCATTCTTGATAAGCATATACAATTGAATGACCCATATATTGAATTCCTGTAGCATGTTTTGGTAAAAAATAATAACTCGGATAAATAACTACATCTTTAAATAAATTTGTCTGAAGAAGTTTTGTTAATAATTCGGGCCCAACAGTTTGCCACGCCATTTTACCCGTTTTGGATCTACTAACATGATTTGCTTTAATATAATCAATAGCACCTCTTGGTAATGGATGATTTTTAGGAAATGCCATTGTTCCTGTAGCAACTAAACCCTGTCTTACATTTTCATTTTCATAACCGCAAAAAGGTTTATTTTTCTCCATTAGATTGTTAAATGGAACAATACATATAGAGTCAGCATCTACAAATAATCCGCCATAATGAAATAAAATCTCCCATCGTATAATATCTGCTTTGCCATTTATTTCTTCTATATCATTTATTTTGGAGACACACTCTAATTGAAAACCTCGCCTAACTATTTCTTCTTCGTTCCACATTATATATTCATAGTCTGGGTGTTTGTCTTTCCAAGTAGCCATAAATTTTGAAGGTCTCGGTTTATGACCAATCCATAATTGATGTATAATTTTTGGAATAATATTATGATTGTGATTAGAATTAGTCATAAATAATATATATTATTGTTTTAATATTTATATATTTTTAAAATATATATAAATACATTATTATAATATTGTTATAAAAATGAAATGGGTCATAGTTTTAATAGCAAATGAACCATATATAAATAAAGCACTAGAAAGTATAAATAATATCAGAGAAAATGGTAAATGGAAAGATGATATTGTTTTATTGGTTTCTGAATCTTTATATAATAATAGTCAACTAAAAAATTATGTTGAAAAATATAATATAATTTTGAGGAAAGTTCCAAATCGTAGTTTTACAAAAAATATGGAATTATGGAATAAACAATATAATCATCCGGAACGTTCATATGTGTTACAACGTGAATTTATGTATAATAAATTTTTAGTGTTTGATGTATATTTCAAAAAATGGGATATAGTATTTTATATTGATGCTGGTTGTATAATAAATGATTCATTAGAAAGATTTAAAACTTCTTGTGAACCATCTAATTGTATTTATGCTCATTCAGATGCTTATCCATATATTAATAATTGGGTATTAAAAAGACAATTTGATATAGAAATATTTGATGATTTAAATAATAAGAAGGATTTTATTGATAATTATGAGATGTATTTTAATAAAGATTATTTTCAAAGCACAATGTTTATATATGATACTAAAATTATCGAAGATGAAACTGTTGAAACTTTATTCAAATTAAATGAAAAATATCCAATAGCAACACGAATGGACCAAGGTATTCTAAATTTATATTTTAATTGTGATAGAAATTTATGGAAACAAATTCCTATTAAAGATACTAAAGGATTTTTATATGATTTTTGTAAAAGACCAGGATATAAGGATAGTGATTATTGTATGATAAAACGAATAATTCCATTTTCATGATTCTAACTTAATTATTTTTTCATATAATCCTTCCACGCTAAATAAATGTTTTATAGTATTATAATAATTCAACATATTATTATACTTTTCTTCATCAATATTCAGCAAAATGTTTTCTAATTCATCTAATTGTGAATAATGTATATTTATGCATAATTTAGTATAATCAATTTCATCCTTGAGCGGTAACCAATCAATATCATTCCATATATATATAGGTATGCTACCCAATTTAAATATTTCAAAGAATCTAAAAGAACTTCTACCATATCCTCTTGGGGCTAAGGCAAATTTTGAATTTATTGTATTACTAATAAATAAATCTTGATTATTTTTATTAACTATAGGATTCCATCCACCACTATTAATTAACCTAAAATTTTTCCTAGTTGATAATTTATTAAACATTAATTCGCGCACATTAGGTAGAACATTATTAGATGTAATATTTCCTACAAAACTACATAAAATAGTTTTATTATTAAAGTTTTTCTTTGAAATATTTTCCAATGTATTATGTTTATCTTGATAAATTAAAGGTATAGGTATGCTACCTGAGCAACTTCCATATATAATTGTGTTTTCTGGTAATTTTAATAAACAATTATCATCATATTGTACTACAACATAATATCCATATTCACAAGGATTATTTAATATCCAATCATCTAATATGCTTTGCATATTTTCCTTGTAAGATTGGAACCAACCTTCTATTTGAAAATTTGTCCATAGAGCTGGTATATATTTTCTTTTTGTTTTTGGAACATTTTCTAAAAATGTTTTAAGAAAATATTCCTCTTTATATAATCCGTTTTTAAAAGGCGGATAAGTATCTTTATTGGTGCAATAAAATAGTGGACTTTGTATCATTTATACAATATTAGTATTATCTTTAAATATGTATAGGATTATAATAATATATTCTTGTAAACATAATTATATTTTTAGCAGTTTATTTATTTTATTTTCTCTTTAAACCAATAATATTTTAACTAAATTTATTAACTCTAAGATATTTACAATCATATTATCATTATTGTCTTTTATAACATTTGTAAAACGATGAAATTCAATGTTTAATTTTTTTGTTATATATAAATATTGATCACACCATTGTCTTGGGTTATGAGGTATTATTTCTATAATTTTTGTACATTTATTTGCAAATAAAGAAAATACTAATCCTCCGCCGTTTGGTGCAATAACCATTCTAGCTGTATTAAATAATTCTATTTTTTTTTTTACTTCATAATCTTCTAAATAAATTTTTTCAAATCCAAATTCTCGTAATTTATCAAATAACTCATCCTCATTTATTACTGTTCGTCTTATAATGTTTTCACTTTCTGATCCAATTAATCCAAATGCCTTTTTTCTTGAAATATATATAAGTCTGTTTTTAAAATCAAAATTAAATTTAGATAAGAATAGCTGTCTTATAAATTTTAAATATTTAGTATCAACAAAATGATCATGTGAATATGCTCCATAATTATTAATTATTTGTGTATTTACATTTTTGAAACTTGTTATGTCCTCAATATATTCTATTTCATTTTTTAATATTTTAAATGTTTGCTTTTGAAAATCATTTACAAAGTTATTTTGGTGATTAATTCCTTTTGTAAAATGTATTTTTATTGGAAAGCTTGGTTTAATATTCCTATTTGTTACATTCCAATTAATAACATTAGGACATTTTAATCCATCTTTTTTGTCAAGTAAATATTCGGTTGGATTTCCATCAAATATATCCAGCAGTCCACCTATCATATATACAAACCAGTGAGTTATTACTTTATCCCCTCTACATTCAAGATTATATATTGTATCAAGTATAACAGGATTTCTAACTATTTCATAACTATTATTATAATCGATATTATATTTATTACTGTTAATGTCTTGACATTGTTCATCTAAGGATATATCATATATTACAGGTGATTTCATATATATTTAAATATTATCAATATGTTTATATATTTATATATATTTATTTATATGTTTATATATTTATATATATTTATTTATATAAACATATAAATATATAATTACTATTATGTATTTTGATATTGGTTCCAACGAAGGTCTTTGGAGTTTAGCCAATATTAACCAATGTGATAAAATAATATCAATAGAAGCATCGCCTAGAACATTTACAATGTTAGAAAACAAATGTAAAAATGATAAAATAATTTTACTTAATTATGCTGTTTGTAATAATAATTGTAAAGATATAATTTTTTATGATGCGAAAGCAAGTTGTATATCAACTTTAAATAAAGATTGGTTAACAAAAGATACTTGTAGATTTTATAATCATCCATATAGAGAAATCATGTGTAAAACAATAACCATAGATAAATTAATAGAACAATATGGAATACCTGATTTGATTAAAATAGACGTTGAGGGCGGAGAGTATGCCTGTGTTTCATCATTAACTCAAAAAGTGAAGTTACTTTGTTTTGAATGGGCAATTGAATTAAATGATATCACTTTCAAATGTATAGATTATTTATTAAATATAGGTTATACACACTTTTACATTCAAGACGGTGATGATTATTTATTTAGACCACAAGATAGTGATTTTTATGATAATTTTACCGTGAAAGCAAAGTTGTTAAATACTACACCAAAACCAGATTGGGGAATGATGTGGTGCAAATAATCAGTGTTTTAAATACATATTTATCTTATTTTTCAAGTGTTGTCTTTAAACTATTATTTGAGAAAATAATAGTTTAAAGACAAACATAATATATATTATAGGATTATATGTCAAGAACATTTTTTCAGATAGGTACAAATGACGGAGATGATTTGTTCAATAAGTTAGTTCAAAAATATATTCCAGAATGTATTATTTTAGTAGAACCTAACAACGATTTAATTAATAAAATAAAAAAAAATTACAGCAATATGAATAATGTATATATTTATAACAATGCTATATATTACACGGACGATGAAGATATTCAATTATACATACCAGCAAAAAATGGTGTTATGGGAACAGTTGCTGAAAATGGATTAATATATTCAGATAGTCATTTTTCATTGGTGCCTATGAATGATTGGGGAAATAAAAATGATATGGCAAAGATTACAACAAAAAGCATAACGTTTGATACAATATGTAGCAATCACGGTATAACTAATATTGACTATTTACAAATAGACACCGAAGGTTTTGATAGCGAAATAATTAAAATGATAGACTTTTCTAAATATAAGATTAATACTATTAGATTTGAAAAGTGGCCGTTTAAAAGTGTTTTCTTTACAGATCATAATAAGCAATTATCACATGAACTCGGTGAAAGCGGGTTATTTAATGCAATAAATAAACTTAAAGATAATAATTATATAATAAATGATTCCGACGGCAATGATATTATAGCAATACTTAATGTATAAATTTTTAAGTTCTTAGAATAATTACAATTTATAATTGTTAATAAATAATGTTTTTTGAATAATAGTTATCATAATGAAAATATTATTATGCTATAATTTGATTTAAATACTACATAGATAGTATATATAGTATATAACTATATGCCGGTTATCAATGTAAAATATATATATATAGTTCATTATAAAAAATTAATAGAAAGAAAAAATTATTTACAAGAATTTTTTAAAAAAAATAATATAGATAATTTTGAGTTTAGAGACTTATTTCAAAGAGAAAATTTAACAAATGAAATAAGTGAGAAATATTTTAAACTTAAAAATTTAAGTAGTGCACAAATTTGTATAACAATTGAACATATAGAGACATATAAGAATATAGTATACAACACAAACGCGAGTGATGATGATTGGTTTTTAATATTAGAAGATGATGCAATATTTTGTAATAATTTTATTGATAAATTAAATAAACATTTAGATAGTATTCCAAAAGATGCCGAGTATTTAGACATTTCAGACTATATGTCTATTGCTAGTTTAGGTATTACATCACAAGATATGTGGGTAAAAACTAAATATACAAGAACAAATGTCTCTTATTTAATTAAAAAAAAAACTTGTTCTAAATTACTAACAACAATTATTCCTTTTGATGTATCAATTGATCATGAATTAAATAAACAATTTGCATTACATGATATTAAAGTATATTGGAGTAACATATCATTAGTTCATCATGGTTCAGATACAACATATGGATCAAGTTATGCTCAATATTGCAATCTATAAAAAAGTTTTTATACTTTTTATATTTAATATATTATTAAATATAGAAATATTAAATATCATATAATTCGGTATTATCAATTGGGTAATAGCAATTGCAGTGTTGATTTGTAATAGAAGTGTTGTGCTTTGGCATATAACATTTTTTAATTGTTTTAGAAAAAAAAGCGGCACACCAAGATAACGTGCTAACGGAACATGCTAATATTTTACAACTGCTCATTATATAAAAATCAGTTAATACATCGTTACTTTCTAAAATAATGGTGCTGTTAAATTTAGTATTTAATTTTTCCATAACGGTTTTCATAAACATTTTTTCATAATGTGTTTCACATTTGTCACAAACAATAGCAATATTATTATATTCACCATATTGAATATTTTGAATAAGGTTCAATATTTTTTCTAGGGATATTGTTAGATTTATATTTACCTTATCTCCTAATCTAATATGAAAAACCATATCATAAATTTTATTAAAATTTGTGGGAATATTTATAATAGTTTTCATTAAAAACTCTTGTCTTTTGCCGTCTCCGGCAGTAATTCCGTCAGTTATCACAATATGATTATTTTTATTAATAAAATCAATAATTTGTGATTTATATTTTTTATAAATAGTATCATGTTGATACCATTCATTTAATAAATAATTACCTTCTTGTAATGTTAAACTATTTAAAAATATTTCATTAAATATGTTATTGTTTAAAATTAAATTTATATTATGTATTGACGTGCTATATTCCCCTTTATATTTAATACACAAAACAGAACAAGCCATATATCTAAATATAGCGTTTCCTAATCTACCATTAACTTGAAATACAAATATCATTTATCTATTTAAATACTATATATTGTTTTTAAATAGATAGTATTTAAATACTATATATTTTATATATAATATAATAAAACTAATAATGAAATTTACATTATGTATTCCTACAATGGATAGGTATGATAAATTTTTAAGTACTAATCTAATTAATTATATTGAAAATCCTTTAATAAGTGAAATAATAATAACGGATGAAAATGGTAATGATATAGACAAAATACTATATTCAAATATGAATAAACAAAAATTAAAATTATATAAAAATAGTAGGAGACTAGGTCCATTTTTAAATAAATTAGAAGCATGCAAATACGCGACAAATGAATGGATTGCTTTAATAGATTCGGATAACTTTGCTGATAATGAGTATTTTAAAATTGCTTATATATATATAAAAAATATAAACAACCCAAAATATGATATAATTGCTCCATCTTTTGCAAAACCACGTTTTGATTATAGACATCTATCTCATAAAATAATTACTAAAAATAATTTAAAATCTATAGTCGAATTTGAGAATATAAATAGAAAAAATCGTTCGCCTTTAGAAACATTAATGAACACTGGTAATTATATTTTAAATAAAAGTTTATTAACTGACCTTAATTTATTTAATGAATTGGATAAATTAGAATATTCCTCAGCTTGTGACGTAATATATTTCAATACTTTATTATTTGAACAATTAGATATTAATATTCACATAGTAAATGGATTAGAATATGAACATTCTTTACATGATGATAGTATTTATTTAAAAACACGGGATAATTATGCGCATTTTAACAATTATATATATAATAAATTTAGAGCATTATATAATAAATAAGTATTTTAATATAAATATATAAATAACTATTAATATATTTATATATTAACTATGTTAATAAATGTTTCTGAATTAAGAGCAAGATTTAATATTAATATACATGGGATTTTACATGTTGGTGCGCATAATTGTGAAGAGCTTGACGACTATATTTCAAGCGGAGTAAATTTGTCAAATATATATTGGATAGAAGCACTGCCTAGATTAGTAGAAAAAAATAAACGCATTAATCCACACTTAAATATATTTCAGGCAGTAATATATGATGAAGACAATAAAGAAATAGAATTTAATATTACAAATTGCGATGGTGATGTAAATAATCTTCAAAGCTCGTCTATATTAGAATTTGGTTCTCATGAAATAAATCATCCACAAGTAAGAATAGTAGAAAAAGTTAAAATGAAAACATCAAGAATAGATAGCGTAATTAATAAACATGCAATAAACATGAAAAAAGTAAATTTTATTAATTTAGATATTCAAGGAGTTGAATTGCGAGCATTAAAATCTATGGAGAGTTATTTAAATAATATAGACTATATTTATACAGAAGTTAATATTGAAGAGGTTTATAAAAATTGCGACCAAATGACCGATTTAACCGAGTATTTAGTTGGGCACAATTTCAGACTTGCTGATGCGCGCATATATAAAAATTTGGGCTGGGGTGATGCTTTTTATATAAAAAATAAAAATATGTAGTATGTAAAGTTTTATTATGATATATTTTTCCAATCTTGTGGAAATAAATCATTAACATCATTTGTCAAACCGCTCCAAATACTTGGATAACATACTATTTTTGTATAATTATTATTAAAATATGCGCCCCACCAACTAAAAGTGCTATTTGCTATTATGTTATGACTACATAAAGACATTAATAAAAGTTGCTCGTGATCAGGGATGTCATAATCACATATTACAATTTCAATATTGGAATTTTCTTTAATTATTTCAATATTGCTTAATATTTTTTCATTGTCACAAGATTCGCCAAATATTAGTAAATAATAATTTTCTTCAAAATTGGACAATTGTGATTTCAAATAGTTAATACTTTTAACATAGTAAGAAGTGTTTAATATTGGATGTATTACTTGATTTTTAACATAATCACCTATTCTAAAATGAATACTTATAGGTTTTTTATCACCGCCAAGTAGTAATTTATGCTTTTCAAAAATTGCTGCTTTTTGATTATCTAAATTAATAAGTCGGCATATATTTTCATAATGTCCATCGAAATATTTATAACTTTGATAGTACCCGCGTAGTTTAAAGTCTTGATTTATATACGGTATTTTATCGAATTTGAAATATGTCGATTCATTATAACTATAACGAATAGTTAAGGGGTGTTGATATGTAAATTTGGAGAGATTTATAAGAAAATTTGTCCAATATATGGGTCGTTTGCTAATATTATCAAGTGGAGATACTAAATCGAACTTACTGGCATTTATTTTAAATGGTATTCTATTTTCTAACGAATAGGCAATCCCGCAAAAAATTTGAAACAATTGATTACCAAGTCCCCCCATAATTTCAATATAAATCATTTTTATATATAATAACGATCAAATTTTATATTATTATTAGATATATTATTAGATATATTATTAGATATATTAATAATATAAAAAACTTTATATGAAAAGGTCATCCATCAACTAAAGGAGATGTAATTATAGGTAATGATGTATGGATCGGAAACAATGTAACAATTATGTCTGGGGTTTCTATTGGAGATGGAGTTGTAATCGCGAATAATAGTCATGTTGTAAAAAATGTAGAACCATATAGTTTAATTGGAGGAAATCCGGCAAAATTAATCAAATATAGATTCACTCCAGAACAAATAGAAAAACTGTTAGAAATTAAATGGTGGTTTTGGGATGATGATAAAATAAATCAGTTTTCACCATTATTATGTAATAATAATATTGATAATTTTATAAACACTGCTTTACAATGAAAAACTAAAAAGTAGATATTAACATATTAAATATATTTAGCAAAACTAAATATATTTTCTAGCATTACTATATATATATGCCTCACCGCAAAGCTTTAAGAAAAAATTATAGTAAAAAAGCGATTCGTAGAAGAAACGCTACAAAAAGAAAAAGACTAGGTGGTGGTCTATGGTTTACTAGACGAGCAAAAATTCATCCTGTGCTATCTGTTTCTCGCCTTACTGAAACAACGCCTCCTGATTTTGAACCATATGACCCTTCAGTAGCGAATTTTGTATCAAATTTGCCCACACATATTGGAATAATTAAACGATCAGCACAAGCATTAGAACAAATTTATAATGGCTATTCTGAACTATTTAATAAAATACGACACGGATATATGAAGTATGCTACTGAAGGCTCTGTTCTAAGCTTATATTATGATTCTTATACTAGAGAATATGAAACTACTATAAAATCATTAATAGAATCATTACCAGATAAACAGCAATATAGTGAAGAAGAGAAAGATGACACGTTTAACATATTGGTCAATATTAGATCGCTCTCACGTCAGTTTCTAAACAATATAGATATTGATAAGTTTGTGTCTGATCAAAACTTTAATGAATTCGAGGAGATAATTTTTACACAATTTACTAGCGTGTTAAGACTTATTATTAAACACTGTGAACCATATAATTTTGAATAATTGCCCAATCGCGTCCCACATAGGTTTGAAATCAGTATGTATAACATAATTTTGCTTTACTAACTATCCCCATAAAACGCTTTAACTAATGGATTACATTTAATTTTACTATAATCAAAACTTGTTAAATATAATCCATCGAGTGATTTTACACGGGATAAGGCAACATATGTTTGACCATCCGCAAATATATTACTACCAATATCAATAATAGCATTATCTAATGTTAGTCCTTGTGATTTATGAATAGTTATAGCCCACGAATAAATGAGGGGAAGTTGCATCAGTCCTACTCTTTTATTAAACTCTGACTTCCAAATATAATAATCTATTAAAATAGGTTCCGTAATATTATTGAATTTAACATATGGTTTTTTTTTATCATTGAAACTAACAACAACGCCCTGACTTCCGTTAGCAATTTGTAATTCACCATTTAAATTTATATTGGCAATACACATAACGTGTGTTCCGACTTTAAGTTTTAAGCATCTATCGGCCAAAATATTGCTTGCTAGAAAATCATAGTCTTTTTTTAACTGCTCATTGCTTTTTAATAATAGCGCAAATAAGTTTTTTTTTTCATCTTCGGCTTCATCTTCATCATATTTAATATATAAATCAATATAGTCCAATACATATTCGCACTCTTCGAGTGATTTATCTAATTTCAAATATTCTTTTAAATTAATATGCTCTACATCTCTCTTGATTGGAGAGAGCATAGTCAAAATTTTGTCTTTTTTAATTAAATTTAGTTCTTTTGTATTGAAAATACGAGTTTCTAATGCTTCACGTGTTGATGGTGTAATTTGTCCTTTTCTAATATATTTAAGGATCTTCAATAATGTTTCGTCTTTTTGCCTAAAAATTGTTTTAAGCACTATTTGATTTTCCTGCGCAAATAATTGATTCCACAGTTCGTGTTCAAAACAAAACATAGCTTCTTCTTTTTCTAAATAATTATTACATACTGGAGATAATTGATAAAAATCACCTGTAAAAATCACTTGTAATCCACCAAATGGGTTATTATTTCTATAAAATTTTTTGGCTATTATATCTAATAGTAATAATATTTTGAGAGACATCATACTAACTTCATCAATAATGAGGATCTCCAATTTTCTCCAATTTTTTAATTTATACCTTTTTGTTGTGAAAAGTTCTTGAATAATTTCATCGTTTTTTTTATTAGCAAATCCAATACCAGAGAACATATGTAATGTTGTTGCTTTACATTCTAATAATATTGCTGCGCATCCGGTTAGAGCACATATTTTTATATTTTTCTTATTTATTTCAGCCTGTTTGACCATTTTTTTAATCAAAAATGATTTACCCGAACCACCAGGACCTGTTATAAAGAGGTTTTCTCCATTTAAATATTTTTCAAAACATAATTGTTGTTCGTTGCTTAAAGTGGACATAATAATATTTTTAAATAATTGGTTATTAATATTATATAAAATAAATAATATATCAATTTTTATAACAATTTAATTTAATTAAATATAAAATTGAAATTATTTAAATCTATTTTACTACCGCATTATATAATATGGAAAAACGAATTCATACTAAAGTATCAAATTATATTGATAATTTTAAAAGCGAAGTCAAAACATACTTAAAATCCAATGAAAATATACCAGTGTCTGATAAGAGTGATTTATTGAAATTTATTTATGACTTTGAAACATTAGAAATTAGTAAGCAAGATTTTGTAAAGCGAAAACGAAGTAAATCCGTTGTTCCCTTTTATAGTCGTTGTATAGCAAAAAAGTCATCAGGCGAACAATGTACTCGTAAAAAAAGAATTGACTCGAGTTATTGTGGCACACATGATAAAAACAGACCACATGGTGAAATCAATGAATGTGACAAGGAAGAAAACATATTAAAAAAAGTTGAAATTTGGATTGAACAAATTAATGGTATTGTATATTATATTGATGGTAAAAATAACATTTATAAAACCGACGATATATTACAAAATAGTCAAAATCCTAAAATCATTGCTAAATACACAATAGAAGGCGGTGTCTATAAATTTATTGATACATATAATAGTTAAAAATTATTATTATGTAAATGTAAATAGGTGAAAAAAAATTGATTTTAAATTTTTAATATTTTTTTATTAATCTGTAAAATGCTTTTAGTTGACTTAGTAAAATTATTTTCAACAAATTTTAATATTGACGAAGAACGGTTTCTTAATATTATTGATTCCAATAATATTAAGTTGGCTCAAAGACTATTAGTTAAAATTAAAGACGAAAAAAAAAATATCATTAGCGAACCTTCAAAAAATGAACCATCGATTAATGAACCTTCAAAAAATGAACCATCGATTAATGAACCATCGATTAATGAACCTTCAAAAAATGAACCATCGATTAATGAACCATCGATTAATGAACCTTCAAATAATGAACCTTCAAATAATGAATCTTCAAATAATGAATCATCGATTAATGAACCTTCAATTAATGAACCTTCAATTATTGAACCACCAATTAACGAGTCTTCAAAAAAAAAAACAACAAACACTACTAGAGGTCGTGGTCGCCCACGAAAGACGAAAGAATTTATTGAAGAGAACGATGTAGTAATAGAAGTAGAATTAGTAACAATAGACAATAAAGAATATTATATGACACGAGAGAATGTGTTAATGACGAAAGACTTAGAAGTATCAGGAGTGTATGTGTGTGGAGTGGTGTATGCGTGCCCAATGTAATTTTTCGTCGTGTGAAGTATCGTTCCACATAGCAGAGATTTCTTTAATAATAT